TCTGGTTCTTCATTTTATGGTGAAGCTATTCAAAATATGCCCCTACTAGAGGCATTCCCCATTGAAACCCAGATTATGAAGTATAAATTAGCTACTTTACCTCGTGGAACAGCTAAATTACCTGTACTTGATCTAGGATATTCTGCAATTACCTTAAATCAAGGAGCTGCATTATCTGTAACACCACAAACATTAAATTATTTAGGAAATACTCAAGGATACGAAACCAGTGGCTATTCAGCTACTATTTCAGATGTTCGTTTAATGAGTACATTTACAGGAGTAGGAATTAATACAACAGCCGCTGCCTCTGCAAATGCTGCTGTTACTTCAACAACTACTCTTGGAACTAATGTATCTATGACAGTAATTGGATCTCAAATTAATTTACGTGCAACAACTGTAAACACATTATTTGGTAATAATACTCAATTATCTGCTACATTAACAGTTGTAGGTTTAGATAGTGGTGCTCGTTTAACAATCCCTGTTACAATTAATAAAACAAACGTTTAAAATATAAATAATGGCATTTAAAAGATTCGATCCTGAAGATTTTTTAGTAAGTAGTGATTCAATTACATCTACTCTTTGGTCAACTGGAGCTCCAATATTAACTTCATTTGAAACCTCATCTATACAAGCAGTTGGTTCTTCTGGAAATTATTACTTAAGTGTATACCAAACAGCTTCAACTGACCCAACAGCTCAAGTACAATTTGACATTGCATATGCTGATGCTTTAGGGAGTGGAAGTACATGGTATAACCCAATTGTTCCTGAAAATTCTTACACTAAAACAATTTATGGACAATACCGTTCATTGATTCTAGAAGATGAAAATGCTAGTTTTGTTTTTGGAACTGGTAATAATTCATACACAGGTAATAATTTTTGGGTTTTATCTATTGAAAGAGCTCGTTATAAACAATCTTTATTCCCTGGATCTTTAAATTTACAACTCTCAGGACCTGGTGGTATTATCAATTTAACAGATAATTCTCTAGACAACCCAGTAAATGTATTTATAGGTTCATCTAGAGTTTACCAATTAATTTCAGGTTCAAATGGAACTGCTGGAACTTTACCAAATAGTGGATATGTAGCTGGATCAGGTTCATACGGTTTAGTATTTCCTGATTTAGGAACTATTTTACTTAATCCTGCAGCTATTTCTCAATCAATTCAAGTTGATGCAAGCCGATCAAATAACTCAGATGGATTAAACAATCAAATAATGTTTAATGCCGTTTCAGGAGCAGGTTCATTTGCTTTAAACTCTGAAGAAACAGTTACTTCTGACTATGTGTTTGTTAGAGCGCGAAACAGTGAATTTAACTACTCCGAAAATCCTTCATTTATTTCAGGTTCAACTGGAGAAGTAATTTACGATAATTTTATTAACCAACCTCAAGTTTATATTACTACAGTTGGAATGTATAATGACAGTAATGATTTATTAGCTGTTGCTAAAATGTCAAGACCATTGTTGAAAGACTTTACAAAAGAAGCTCTTGTTAGAGTAAAACTCGATTTCTAAGAATGAATGAGCGTATTCAAATCATTTATAACTTCAGACGTCATCGTTTCACCCTTTAAGGTAAACAAATCGTTTACCTTTCAAGGTAATGAACTTACTGGCTCTAATGTAGAAATTGATAGATATATCGGAACGAATATCCCATTCACTCTTTGGGTTTCTGGTTCATACCCAACGGGTTATATTACTACCCAAAACGAAATTTTAGTTTACCATTCAATAAAAGAACTCTATTATTCAAACTACATTTCAGGAAGTAATGGCTCCCCAGTTAATACGGCATCATTTAATTTTGATGGTACTATAACAGGGTTACCATATGAACCTAGTTATTATAATTATCTTTCTACTACTTTAAATCCAAATAGATATTTCCCTACAGGATCAAATGATTTGATAGGAGTAATTTCTATTCCATCTAATTTATTTGGAGAATACTTAAAACCAGGTACTGTAAGTTTATCAAACGGAACTAATACCCTTACAGATGATGGAGAAGGCAACATGGTTTCAGGTTCATTAAAGTTTGGAGACGTAATATATGAGCATGGGATGATCATTTTAACTAATGATGGAGCCCCAGGTTTAAGTGGTTACGGGTTTGGAACATATGGAAATATTTTATATGATTACAATGACGTATCTTTTATTAAAAGTTTTATAACTTCCTCAGATGTAACTTGTTCATTTGAAAGTACTGTAACAATATATGAAGCCCAATACAAGTGTACTTTAAGAGAAAATGAATTTAATTTTTCTCAAAACCCAACCATAGTCTCTGGAAGTGCAAACAGTGGAGTTATATATGATTTTGCAACTGGTTCTTATTTTTCACCATATGTAACAACAGTAGGACTTTATAATAACAATTACGAGTTAATTGCTGTAGGAAAACTTGCTCAACCCTTACCTACTTCTGCTGTTACTGACACAACTATATTAGTCAATTTAGACATGTTATCATGATTTGGTTATACAACAAACAAGAAGTTGAGGATATCTCTCACTTCCCAAACAACACTCATGGGTTTATTTACAAAATAACCCATACTCCTTCATTCAAGTCTTACATTGGTAAAAAAGTACTTTACCATAATAAAAAAGCAAAATTAACTAAAAAAGATCTTGAATTATATGAAGGTACAGTTGGTAGAAAACCATCTTACAAGATTGTAACTTCTGAATCCGATTGGAAAAAATATTGGGGTTCAAATAAATTATTACTTGAGCTACTTAAAACAGAACCAAAAGAAAATTTTACACGTGAAATTTTAATGGTTGCTCCTTCTAAAAAACTTTTAACATATTACGAAACACAAGCTTTATTCATTCATAGGGTGTTAGAAGAACCTGATTTATATTTCAACGACAATATTTTGGGTAAATTTTATCGAAAAGATTTTGATATTCAATAAATAGGTTGTATTTTACGGTTATGGTAAACGAACTGTTAGTTAATCTAGTTAACAATGTACTTGGACCTGGCAAACGTACTGCTAGAGAAAATCAATCCTATACTTGTCCATTTTGCCATCACCACAAACCAAAACTTGAAGTTAATTTTACTGAAAACAAAGAAGGACTTAATCAATGGGCTTGTTGGGTATGTGGTAAAAAGGGTAAAACCATTAAAAGTTTATTTAAACAAATTCAAGTTGATGCTTCGTACTTTCAAGAACTAGGTAAGCTTGTAAAAAATGTTACTATAGAAGATATAGGAGAAGTAAAACAAGCTATACTTGAACTACCGAAGGAATTTAAAACCTTTATTAACAATACAGACCTTACCTCAAGACATGCTTTAGCATATCTTAAAAAACGAAATATCACTAAACAAGATATTTTAAAATACAACATAGGATACTGTGATTCAGGACAATACAATAATATGATTGTTATTCCCTCATATGATAGCACCGGTAGATTAAATTATTTTACCGCAAGATCATTTGAGAAAGATCCATTCACCAAGTACCGCAACCCGGAAACGTCTCGCGATATTATACCGTTTGAATTGTTTATTAACTGGGATTTGCCTATTATACTATGTGAAGGTCCATTTGATGCAATGGCAATAAAACGAAATGCTATTCCATTATTTGGTAAAAATATTCAATCAAATTTGATGAAAAAAATTGTAACTTCTAAAGTACAAAAAATATACATTGCTCTAGACAACGATGCTATTTCAAAAGCCCTTGGTTTTTGTGAACAGCTTTTAGACATTGGTAAGGAAGTGTATTTAGTAGAACTCCAAGGAAAAGATCCTAGTGACATGGGTTTTGAAAACTTCACTAAATTAGTACAAACAGTTTCTCCTTTAACCCAATATAAATTGATGGAGAAAAAATTATCTATAATATGAAAAAAAGGAACATTAAAAAGTCCTATGATCGCATCCTTGAAATATCTGATGATGCAACACAAATCACATTACCCGATTCCCGTTACTATAGAAGAAATGGAAAATATTATCCATCTGTAACATATGTTTTAGGTTATTACCCAAAAGGTAAATTTTTTGAAAACTGGTTAAAACAAGTAGGATTCGCTTCAGACTATATTGTTAAAAAAGCAGCTGAAGAAGGTACTCAAACTCATGAACTGTGTGAGGCATATTTAAATGGTGAAGAATTAAATTTTTTAGATAGTAATGGTCGCCCACAATGTAATCCTGATGTTTGGCAAATGTTTTTACGTTTTGTTGAATTTTGGGAAACATTTAAACCTACATTGATTGAAACAGAAGTCCACCTATTTTCAGATGAACTTAAAGTAGCAGGTACGTGTGATTTAATTGTTGAAATTAATGGTGAACTATGGTTATTGGATCTAAAAACATCAAACCAACTTCAAACAGTATATGAGTTACAAACCGCAGTTTATGGTCAATGTTATGAAGAATGTTTTGGTAAAAAAATAGATCGTTATGGTATTTTATGGCTTAAATCTTCTAAACGTAAAGCATCCACAGGCAAAATGCAAGGTAAAGGGTGGGAAGTAGTTGAATCCTCTCGTACATTTGAGGAAAATATTGACATATTCAAAACAGTAAAACGCTTATTTGATTTAGAAAACCCAACCCATTCACCAGTATTTACTGAATTTAGAACAACAGCTAAACGAGAACTATAATATGTATAAGTATGATAAGTCTGGTTCAATTACTTAAAGAGGTTCAAGAACAACCTAAAGCTATTTTCATGGCTGGACCTGCTGGATCTGGTAAAACAACTATACTTAATCAACTAGGTCTTCAAGATTTTAAAGTAATAAACGTAGATGATATTTACGAAAAGTTACTTAAAAATTCTATTGGAAAAGAAGATTTTGCTTCAATGACCCCAGAAGAACTATCATCTGCTGCTAAATTAATGGGTAAAGCTAGAGCAATAACTAAAGAAAAAGAAGTTAAAGCTTTAGAAAGTTTACAAAACATTATAATTGATGGTACAGGGGCTGCTTCAAAACCTTTGCTTAATAAAAAAGCAGATTTAGAAGCAATGGGATATAGTACATTTATGATATTGCTTTATGTATCGCCTATGACTTCATTAACCCGTAACGCTCAACGTGGTAGAAGTTTACCTACAAGTGCTGTGTTAAAAAGTTGGGGAGGTGTAGTAAAAAATATTGATACTTACAGGCAAGCATTTGGAAACAATATTGTTGTTTTAAACAATGACCCTGAAAATGCTGACCCTACATTTGACGTCCAATCAATAATCAAAGCATTCCCTCAACCTAAAGGAAAATCAAAAACACCTGAAGAAGAAGAAAAATCTAAAGCAGACAAAGAAAAAACAAATCAAGAAATACAATCTCTTTTAAACATAGAACGTGAATTTGATACGTTTGATGTAGCAAAAAATAAAGTAAATGAATTCATTCGTTAAATCACTTATACAACCTCTTTTAGAGCAAGAAGGACAAAATATTGCTCTAGTGCCTGGTGGATTTAAACCACCTACAATAGGTCATTTTGCATTAGTTGATGAAGTATCAAAAAATTCAAACATTGATAGAGTAATTGTTTTAATTGGGCATAAAAATAGAGATGGTGTTTCTAAAGAGGAAAGTAAAGAAGTATGGGATATTTACAAAAAATATTTACCATCAAATGTTGAAATCCAAATCTCAGAAAACCCATCCCCAATTTCAGATGTTGCTTCCCTAATCAAAAACAATCCCCAAAACACATACTACCCAGTAGTAGGTATTCGAGGAGAAATGGATTTAGGCGATTTAAAACGCTTTGACAGTTTAGAAGGCAAATACCCTAACTTTAAAACAATAGTAATTAAATCCGAAGAAGGAGAAAATAGGGTTAGTGGTACTAATACACGTGCTGCTTTAATTGGTGGAGAAAAAGAAAGATTTCAATCATATCTCCCAACAGAACTTTCACAAGAAGAAAAGAATAAAGTATGGAGTATTTTAACTAAAACACCACTTGATGAAGTAATGTATGCTGAACCAAGTGAATTTAGTTATCCTCCACTAATTAAATCACTTACAGAGTACATGTTAGATAAGGGTATGAATATTAAGCCTTTGCCTAAAGTAAAATTTATAAATGATGATGCTGAAAATGCTCAAAATTTCTTTGGTAAAACAGCATACTATAACCCAAATGAAAAAGTAATTGTGCTTTATACAATGAACCGTCATCCAAAAGATGTGATGCGTTCATTTGCACATGAAATGATTCATCACATGCAAAACTGTGATGGGCGTTTACAAAATATTACAACACAAAATACAAACGAAGAAGGTGATTTACCTGAAATCGAAAGAGAAGCATATGAAAAGGGCAATATGACTTTTCGTAATTGGACAGATACGTTAACTGAAGGTATATTAAAAGAAGCAGATGAAGATGACAATGATGTATTGTCCTACCCTAGCACATTTAAACCAGATACAAATATTTTAGTTGTTTTTAAAAACAATGAAAACTATCCAAATTTAAAACCATTATTTGATGAACATGGGTATGGTTTTTATTATCCAAAAGACAAAACAATAATTCTTAACGGTGAAGATTTTGTAGGTACTGGTTTAGATTTCAACGATATGAAAATTGTTGAAGCCCATGAAATTGCCCATTTACTTTTAGGACATACCGGCCCATATTCAGAAGACGATGAAATGGACGCTGATTTAGGAGCATATCTTTTACTAAAAAGTAAAGGTTTATCTACTGATAAATTAGTAAAAGAATTTGAAAATAGACATGGTGTTCCATTTACCGAAGATTTACTTCAACGTGTAGATTCAATGAATCCACTTAATGAAAACGTTGATTCTAAATATGTTATATATTGTGACATGGATGGTGTATTATGTGATTTTGATTTAGGTTATAAAGAATTAACAGGTATATCAACTGCTGAAGCTAATACTAAAGGTAAAACATATTTTTGGGAACTTTTTAGAAAAGGTGCTGGTAAGAATGAAAAATCTTTTTGGTCAAATTTACCCTGGCAACCTGGAGGACAAGAATTATGGAAAGCTATTTCCCCATACACGCCAAATATCCTATCATCCCCAGCAATAGACTTTAGTTTACCCCCAGACCAACAACTTAGCCCGGAATATAACCAAGCTATTCAAGGTAAAAAAGAATGGATTTCTAAAAATTTGACCAATGTAGGAAAAGAAATTTTTGTTCCTGCTGTTAAAAAAGCTACATTTGCTGCTCCAAACCATATACTTATAGATGACCTAGAAAAAAATATTACAGCTTGGGAAGTAAATGGAGGAATTGGTATACTACATAAAAACTTACCTGATACTCTTAAAAAATTAGAAACTTTAAAACTATATAATGTCTGATAATGTTCTGAAAAAAGAATTCCAAAAAAGAGATGTAGAGCGTCTTCGTAATCTTGTTAAAGGTAAATATGGTGACCGTTCAACTATGGGAATTGGTTATAGTGGTGAAACTCAAGAAGACCATAAAGAAGGTGATGTTTGGGAAGAAAGAGGTAAAACTTGGACTATTCGAAGTGGAATTAAAGAAAATGTTACTAAACTTGACAGCTTTAAAAAAGCAGCAGTTCCATTATTTTGTCCAAAATGCAAACAAGTAATGGATAAACAATTAGATCCATTTTATTTTAAATCATATGGTGAATGTTTAGACTGTAGAACCGTTACAGAAACCCAAATGAAAATTGCAGGTAATTGGGAAGATTACAGGATTGAAACATTTAACGCAGAAATAGACAAACAAATAGAAGAATATAAAGGTTGGTTTGAAAATGTCCTAAATGATAAAGCTAATAGCTTTATTTCAGAACACGGTGAAGTACAAAAATGGGTTGGTGGAATAGATAAAGAACGCGCACAGCAATCTTTAGATGAAGTAATAGAGTATTTAAATTCACTTAAAAAATAATGGAAACATTTGCAATGCTTACTACAATAGCGGTAGCTTTAATTACTGCTGTATTTGGACCTATTATAGTTAATTGGGTTAAACTTAAAATGGAAAAATCTGATAAGAAAACTCCAATGCGCGAAGCACTTGAAACATCTACATTAATAGATGGGCAATTAGAAGCAATAATGAGTGAACTAGATTGTGATAGAGTATGGTTAGCTCAATTCCATAACGGAGGTCATTTTTATCCTACAGGAAAATCTATCCAGAAATTTTCTTTCTTTTATGAAAAAACATCCCCAAATACCCCTCCAATCCAACATACTTTCCAAAATATCCCAGTATCTTTATTTCCTAGAGTGCTTTCAAAAATTTACAATGACGACGAAATATCAATAGATGATGTTAGTACCGTAGAAGATACTATTGGTTTAGAATATTTAACAACTCAATTTGGTACAAAATCTATTTGCATGCTTGGTGTATATAGTTTAGATAATCATTTAATAGGTGTACTAGGTATATCGTATAAAGAATCACATCACTTGGTAAGAGATGAATGGTCTTTTATAAGACAGAAGGTAGGAGCGATAGGAACACTACTTTCCGAATATTTATACGCAAACAATAAGAAATAAAATGGATAATTTTGACTTAAAAAAATTCTTAAAAGAAAGTAAAGCTATTGAGAATTTAAACCCTACATTCAAATCGTTAAATGAAAATGAATCTCGTGAAGAACGAGCTAACGTAGACAAATACGAATACGAAAAAGGAAAAAAAGCAGGTAAACGTGAAGCAATGAAGAAAAAAATCAAAGAAATGATTGTTGCTGAACTAGCTGAAGAAACAGCCACAGATATGATGGACCCAGTTTACGAAGGTGATCCTGAAAATGACGAAGAAGATAACTATGACTACAGTAATGATTATTACGACCATAATAGTTATGATTCTAACGATTTTGGAGATACTGATGAATTTGATGGTTACGGAGGATATGATATTGGTGAAGCAAAGAAAAAAGATGAAGATGTTGAAGACGTAGAAGACGTTGAAGTAACAGATACAACCGAAGAAGTACCTGCTGAAGACATGCCTGCAGATGAAGTACCTGCTGCTGACGGTGGCTTATCTGATATTGCCGCTGATATGAAAGGTACAGAAGGTGATTTAATGGACCATTTAATGAAAGCATTTAGTATTGCTAAAGGAATGGGTAATGAAAAACTAGAAACACAAGTCGGAAACACACTTAAATTTTTCGTTAGCGAATATATTGGGGGTGGAGAAGGCTAAAAATATATAATATGAAAAAAATAATCTGTAATATTGTAAAAAAAATTACCTTCGGAAAAGTATGTTTCGGATGGTGTACTATTAAATAAATAATCTATAAATAATAAAATCTATGAACACAACAGAACTTTTAGACGCAATTAAAGAACAAGTAGCTATTATGGAATCTGAGCATGCTAAAACATCAAAAGCAGCTCGTGGCCGTGCACGCAGTGCAGCTAATAGCATTAAAAAACTTGCAGCTGACTTCAAAAAGACTTCAACTGCAGAAGACAAAGCTTAAGAATGAAACTACATGAGGCATTTTCACCAGAAGAGTCTAAAAAAATCTATGACAACTTTTTGGCAATCGTAAACGATCCAAAACGTAGAGATAGATTAGTTAGAACCCATGGTAAAAATGCCGAAAATGTGGCTTATGGTACTGCTGTTAATCAAGTAAAAAAACAAGCAGCTAATAATGTTGAACAACCAACAACTGAAGAACCAATGGATAAAGAAACCAAGTTAAAAGAAATGATTCAAGCGGCTTTATCTAAGCCATTATCTGAAAAGAAAAAACCTTTTCCTGATTTAACCGGTGATGGTAAAGTAACTAAAGCAGATATTTTAAAAGCACGAGGGGTTGAATTAGATGAAGATATGGACTTGGGTCATGAAGATGATGAACCACACATGCTTAAAGCAGATCTATATCGTATTGGAAAATACGCTATGGAACTTTATAAAATGGTTGATCAGTTTGAAGGCGAACAAGAAGTTGATTTTCCACATTGGTGGCAAGCAAAAATTATCCAAGCTAAATCCATGCTAGTTTCAGCTAAACATTATCTTGATTTTGAAATCAAAGAACCTCAAATCGATGCTATGGTAGATGTAGCTAGCGAAGAAGGAGCAATTGATGAAAAATTAAAACCTTCTATGGGTGCAGGTGCATATGTTGATGATTTTAGAAAATCTGATGCACCACAGTTCAAAGGCAAATCAAAAAAGAAAAAACAAAAAATGGCTGTAGCTGCTTATTTATCTGCCAAAGATAAAATCAAAGAAGCTGTTTTAGCTAAACTTAAAGAAAAATAATGACACGCGAAGAACTTGCAAATAGACTTAGGGCGTTAGCTAAACAGGTGTACTCAAATATGACAGTAACACCTGAAGAGGCAGTTCAATATGATGAACTAACTAAATTCCCTGAGCTTAAAAAAGTTATCGTTGATCTTTTAACCCCAGAATATGATAGCTTTTTAGCTTCAATTGACTGGGTTGCGCCACGTCCTACTACATTTAGAATTAATTTACAAAACGGTCAAAACTTTTATTTGATCTATGGTAAACGTAGTTGGATTGCTCAAGTAGAAGGCAAAAAATATTATCTACTCAATTTACCTGAAGAAGAAAGAGCAGCACAATCTATAGCAAATATTTTACGTTATGGAGCTAAAGCTGAAGAAGGAGAAGCAGGTGGAGGAGCTGATTTAGGCCTAGAACCTTCAGGAACAGAAACCCCTCCAGCAGAAGAAACCCCAGCTGAAACACCAGCTGAAACACCTGAAGTATAATGGACGTTTTAGAAAAGTTTTTATATAGTATAGCTTACAAGTTTCCTAAAGGATATCCTGACATGAAAAACAAACAGGATATGCTTTTATTAGAACGTGAATTGTTTAAATATAATGTTGACCTAAGAGAAGGAACTAAAGCAGCTAACACACGTAAAGCAATTGATGCAATTGTAGCCTCAAAAGAAGGTAAAGAGGCTGGTTTAGCTAAAATGAAAGATACCTATAGAATAGGTAATATCAATAAAATAGATAAAGACAAATTTATCGAAATTTTAAACAGTGTATTTAACTCACCTAAAATAAAAGTATACGCTCCAAAAGAAGGTCCTAACGATAGTTCAAAATACAACATGTTTGAATTTGATCTAGAAGGTGAAGGGCAAGTTCAAATTACCCTAGCAGGTGGAGCAAATGAAGGTGAAAAATATGAACAAGGCTTACTTGGAAAACTACAATCAGCAGCTGGAAATTCTTTAGATTCAATAGAAGACCCTGAAGTAAAACAAATTTTTACCACTTTAGGGATTGATCCATCTACCATAACAGCAGAAAATATTAAGTTTGCTGGTGCATCTGATACTTCAAGACAACTTTCATTTGAAGGCCCTAAAGAAATAGGTACAACTATTGCAGATATAGTAATTACAACACCAAAAGGACCATATTATTTATCTATTAAAAATGTAGGTGGTTCTGCAATTTACAATGGGGGAAATATACCATTTATTGTATTCGATAAAGAAGGTAAAGTAATATTTGACAAATCAAAATATGGTGATAATCCATTGTTTAAAGAAATATTTGATATCTTGAATATTGATTCTCAAAGAATAGCAGATGGGTTAAACAATTATGTTAACCAAACAGGTACACCAAACAATTGGGAATCTGTTAGTGGTGTTGATTTAGATAAAGTTAAAAAATTATTAGCTTCATCTTTTGGA